TACGTTGCCAGCAGTCACATTAGCTGATACAGTCAATGAACTTAGCGTTCCAACACTTGTGATGTTGGGTTGTGCTGCGGTAATGACAGTATTAGCGGTATTAGCGGTATTAGCTGTGTTGGCAGTGTTAGCTCGACCTGTTATATCCCCAGCGATTGGGGTAGATACCGTCAATGCAGTCAACGTGCCAACGCTGGTTATGTTAGGCTGTGCTGCGGTCCTAACAGTAGCAGCACTGCCTGAGATGCTACCTGTCACGTTACCGGTGACATTTCCTGTCAGATTTCCTGTAATGTTAGCGATCACTACACCCGAGCCATTGGGAGAAAGATAGAGATTAGCATTATCTGTTGTTCTAATAGTGGTATCATCTATCAGCAGATTACCAATGGTGTTATTCTCTACGGTAGGATTAGCATCAATCCAGACATTCGAATATCTCACATAAAGCCTGCCGCTGACGCTGTCAAACCACATGCTGCCTTCAGTAACATCCTGCGAAGGTGCTGTACTTCCTGTGCTAGTGACTGCTCTGTTGCTCTCTACATAAGACTCGGTAGCAATCCTGTAACCGCCTGGGGTAACATTGTCATGCACGACTAGGCTAAAAGTATCTGTATCTACAGTGACTTCCGCTAGCTTACCTGTGAATGCTGCGGTCTCTGCAGTACTGCCGCGACGTAATCTTAATACTCTGCTCATGCTATTGTTCCTAGGTCATAAAAATTCTGTTCGTTTGGATCTGCTACGCTGCCTAGATCTAGATCTGTCGGATTGTATGGCAGATACGAATCATGTATCTCTAAGGGCAACTGCACGCTGTAGTTGTCATCCACATAGGCTACTCTGTCATCCTGCCCTATCGCGCTACGCTTTACCATGAGATAGTGATATCTGCTCTCAAGAGGAATGATGTCTCCTGCTGCTATCACGATCTCGCAGATCCCTTTGACCACATTGATCTTAGTAGCAGTGTAGGTAGCTACTACTGTCTTGTTCTCAAAATCTACTAGGTCTACTTTTACATCAAAACTGGTCAGGTCTACAGGTTTCTGGTCCTGGTTCTTCACGATCAGTCTCACGGGATTATCTATGTTCCTATAGATCTTAATGTTAGAAGAATACACCTGTCTGTTCCTCGTTCTGATGTTGAAATCTCCCACGAGCTGGACCGATACACTCTGTACGGCTATATAGACGTTAGCTGTTTGCATGCGGGGCGATACCTTTATGATATTTATCGTAGGCGCCAGATGTAAGACACCGGTGTTTACCTCCCATAAATATCGGCGAAATGCAGCAATTAGAACAGATGTTGGGACAGTACCCATTCCTCAGCTTCGTGAGATACAGTCACACTGACTACATAGGCGTGATACAGAACCACGACGGTGATATAGTCTCAGTCTACGCCTACAACAAACTGAGGACGGAAGAGCATAAACGAGAATTCTTAGAACAGGCTGAGATATGGTGGTGGGAATCCAACAGGATGATCCCTATAAACATCTTCCTGAAGGAAGGATGGAGCAAGTTCCAATATACGCTAGTGACACTCAGCACTAAGGACGTCAAAGAGATACAAGGTCATGTGGTTAGCCTAGCTAATCTAGCCAGCAAGCGCACCAAACGACGTGTAGTCCAGCTAGTCCGCAAGCTCACATAACAGATTCATGTGTACCCATACCAACTGAGCATACCCAAAAGCATGCGCCTTCTTGAAGAAGTAGCCCTCTGAGGGCTTGGTCCATACATCCGCATTGACCTCACGCCAAGTCTTGCCTATCAAGTGTCGCTTTGCTGGGCGTATGACAGCTAGAATCATTGCCAGCTTCTCTAAAGTGTCGGGGAAATGCTTCTGTACCGTGTCGAAATGATTGCCCAGATGTATCAGCTGTTCTACGAACTCCCGATGACGCAGCATCTCCCATAGCGGTTCTCTGCGGATCAGTTCGTCGAGGTGTTCTTCGTCACGTATCTGGCTATAGACATGCACGTTCAAGAGATCCAGCTTGACATATCCCATGTCCTCTGCAGTCTCATAGTCAATGGTGCTGTATCCCGTGAAAGGATCTAGCGGGATAGGATTAACATACACTCCTGTGTTATGCTTGATCATAGCACCGTCACGCAGGATAGCAGCAGGCGTATGCTGTATCAGCTTCAGCACTGCTTCTCTATCCCCAAAGTCGATGTCGATGTCGAACTGTTTGCTCATAATCCCGCTTCAGACAATATGTGTTTGGACATCTCTGCGTCTGCGGGGTAATCTCGTAGCTTACGCATCCAGAAATCCGCTTCGATCCAAAGCCATATCTTGTTCACTTCCCATTCCAACAGCCTACCCAGCGCATTCACGCCGCTGTCGCAGCAGTAGAGTGCCCAAGGACTCATCCTTCCGTTAGAGATGTTCAGCATCAACCTGCTGTTGCTGACCTTGTTGAAATACTCGTTGAACGGTTCATCCAGTTCTTCTCCCCATTCTACCATGGTCTTGATGCTGCGTTCCAGCGCATCCTGATAGGATTCGGTACGCATCTGCCCAAAGAGATATTCCTCATAGTGCTTGTCCTTGCACCAATGATCTATCTTGATGTTGTTCTTTAGGACATAGTCGATGAACTTACTAAAATTAATCGCACCGATGCTGTGGCAGTGCCTGCCAAACTTCACGAACGCACCATAGAACTGGTTCTTCGCGAAGTCCTCATAGGTCTTAGCCTTAGCACTGCCTTGGCTCATCTCGTAGAAGCGTATCCAGGCTTGATAGCCCAGCTGCACTCCTACCTCGGTCTTCTGTTGAGCTCGTCGCTTTGGCTCGCACTGATGCGCCGAAAGTGAGGTCTCCCTCGTATATGCTTGTCCGCAGTACTGGCATTTGTGTTGGCCTTTCGTAGCGCCTTCTTTAATAGCCTCTGCGACGATCTTGCTCAATTCACTCATACCGTGACAGTTTTCCAAGGATCCTGGTTGTTAGGGTCTTGTGATAGCGCATGCATGACCTTAGCCTGCTGTAGTGCGTCCTGCACATGCGGGTTCATGCTGGAAAACAGTGGTTTCCATTCCTTCCACCATTCTATCATTTCAGACAGTTCATTGTTCATCGTGATGTGGATGTCCTGGCCGCCGTGTGCATCCTGTGCATGACCCCAGCCCAGTGGGTTGCTATAGTTGTCCTTGACATAAACATTCTTGATCGTCATTTCATCTCCTCCTTGATTTCCTTGTCTTCCCAACCAAGCCCACGCAACAGTTGCTTGATCTCGTTATCTGTCATCACCTTAGCCAACAGTTCCATCTCATCCGCAGATTCATCAGGATATAGCTTGGCCAATAGACTGGCTTTCTTGTCTTTAATAGTCCTACCTAGGGGCTTGATCCATTCGTGCTTACGAGACTGCTTGGTCGGACTGATCGTGGTCAACAGCAACCATTGTAGTTTAGGATGCTTGCTCAACGAGAAGAAATGTTTATTCACTTCGTTAGTAGACATCAGGTAATACTGCTCGATCAGATTGCTGTCTCGGACGGTGCTAGCCCAACGCATCACAGGATATGTACCTTTCTTGAAGGTGTTCTGTTCAACCTCGTCCAGATCATCGAAGAATCCTCTGAACTTGCGATCCATCTGGGCCATCTCGTTGAAGATTTCCAGCTTGGGAGATTTCTCTTTTGCAGGTTTCTTTGCCATGCTCTTACTCTACTACATGATGCGGGAGATGTCAATCATCTCGCTAGCTCTGCTGATATCTTTAACAAAATAAGCACAGCGAGGTTTCTCTCCGTCCTCTAACGGTACGCATAATAGCTGTCCGTTCTTCAGCTTGGGAAAATACCAACGGACATCCTGATACACATCCACTATCTCGATAGGCTCGAACGCAGGACGGAAATCACTGATAGGATTGAAGGTAAACACATCAAACCCACGGTCATTGATCTTGGTCAGAGGCAGTGCTTCTAGATCGCCGATCTCCTGATCACCTATCAGTATGCGCCAATTATAAGGCATCTTGATGATGTGCTTGCCTATCTTCAGGACCAGTGCAGGGTCGTTGAACGATTCTAGGAACACCAGAGGCAGGAAGAAGTAGTCTGCTTCTGCAGGATTGCTGTTGTCTAGCACACAGAAGCGTAAATCAGCTACCTCATTGGGTAGGTCAGTCATGTCAAAGACCGTGTTTTCGACCGTTAATATCCTCAATTCCAATTCCTCATTTGTAGCTAACTTTCTCGACCGTGAAATGGTAATTCGCTTCACGATAGAATTGCTTGCGTTTGTTAAGATGTCGCTTAGCGAACTTACAGTCGCCGGTTATATCCCAAATCTGCACAAAATCTTTATCCTCAGCCTTTCTAATGCCTCGACCGATGCTCTGAATGACCCGTACAAAAGACTTGCCAGGTTCAATAAGAACAAGATTAAAAATACGGGGGATATTGATACCAACAGCAGCAACACCATAGGTAGCAACGATAATTTTATTATCCACGTTCGCAACTTCGTCATATTCCGTTTTCCTGTCCTTGCTGTCCATGCTGCCCGACACAAACACAGCTCTGTCGCCTAATCGCTGTACCAGTCCTTCACCTGCACTTATCCGATCTACCAGCACCAGCGTGTTGCCTGTGTTGTTGATGGTCTGTATTAAGCTGGCGACATAATCCAACCTATCGTCGTTGGTAGTGAGATAGCTCAGCTCGCTCTGGTAGTTGGTGAACGCGGAGTGTTCTGCTGTCTGCAATATGTTCACGTGACAGTTGCTCAGCACGCCTTTGGCCTGTAGCTCGCTAGCACTTAGCTGGTTCAATACCTCACCCAAGCTGACCTTGAGTGCTACCTGCTCGAACGCTTCCTTAGGGATAGTACCCGTCAGCCCCCAGCGTATAGGGATGTGGGCTAGCGTGTCTGTCAGCAGGCTCTTGAGCACTTCTGCTTTTGCTTGGTGCGTCTCGTCCACGATCAGAGCTACCACACCATCGAAGAACTCGTCCGTGGTCACTATCTCACCGATCTCGCCCTTCTTGGGCTTGCCAATGTTATTGAGGCTCTGCCAAGTGCAGATAGTATGCGTCTTGCCGTATTCCTTGCGATTGCCGTAGAACACGCCCACGTCCAAACCCATGTTGCGATAGTCGGCTTCAGTCTGTGTGACCAGATCCACGTTGGGCACGATGATCACGCTGCGTCCGTAGGGCTCTACCCTGCTGCTGAGTGCAGCAGTCATGATGGTCTTGCCCGCGCCTGTTGCTACTTCCTGTATGCCCATGGGGTTCTCGAGGAAGGTGTTGATCACCTCGACCTGGTAGTCTCTCAACACGATGG